GTTCACTGGATCTTCTAAATCCTCATAACCAGTGCATCTACCAACCCCCAAAATTGGCCTATTTTCTGCTATGTTAAGCTGAAAAGTAAAGTTCTCAATCGCTGAGATCCTTTGGCCCACCTGGCGGAATTGGTAGACGCGCTGGTTTTAGGTTCCGATGAATCAAAGTAACACTTAGGAAATCAGCCACCCCTTGAGGGTGGTTTTTTATTGATATCACTTAGTTTTTAATCACTTCCACTAAGACAGGTTGACCAAATGGTAAATCTAACGCAAATGGAGATTGAAGCTTTAAGCCCAGAGGACTACTCAATGTTCTTAGCTTATGGCGAAATCGAGCCAGTAAAGCTAAACGAAAAAGACTACGAAAGTTATTACAAGTCATATATCAAATTCGACCTTTAAACATTACCCACGAGACCAATTGCCAAACACCATGAGCAAGAACCGTTACGTCATTAATACAACCCTTGAGGGGTTTGTAAATGTCTATAAGCCATCAGGCAAATTCAACAACTGTTCATTCAGTTTTCGTATGTCTGATAAAGAAGTAGAACAAGCTGAAAAGGATAGAGAGGAATTATTAACTTGGGCAAAATCCAAAGTTGATAATCCTAAGAGGATGAACATCAATAGAAGTAAATGGGATGAAGAGGGCTTGGTTTCCTATAGCTATTTAGGAGATACAAAAAGAGTAGAACCTGTATTCATTGACAGTGAAGGCGACCTTATAGATAAGGAGGTATTAAAGACACTTAGGGCGGGTACAAAAGTAAAACTAATTGTCCAACAGACTCCTTATACAAAACCCGCACTAGGTACGACCTTAAAAGTACATGGAATACAGGTTATAAAACTAGCTACAGGCAATGGAGCTGGAGATTCTGGATCATTATCAGTTGATGATGTAAAGGATTTATTTGGCACTACTGAAGGGTATAAGCAAAGCTCTCCAGCTGTAGTTCAGGACACTGCCCCTTGTTCCGTTGAGGAAAACTACGACTTTTAACTAATCCTTTCTTTGATAGATCCTAGGAACTGATCCACATCCTCTTTACTTAAGAGCTGTAGATCTAAGGCTTTACATATTTGAGCAAATCTAAGTAACTCCATCCGAGGTTGCTGCAAAAGAGAATATAAATAGGTTCTCCCTATTCCTAACTCACTAGAGAGTTTACTCACATTCCCTTTTTTCATAGCCTCTTTTATTTGGATTACATCTTGCTTAGTTAAAACAACTGTAGGGGCATTGCCCCCAAAGTCGTAAAGAATACGTTCCATTTTTATTTCCCGTAATTAAAAGCTATTCCTTGAGCTAAATGCTTTAAGAAGTGATGAACATCACCATTAAGAAAATCAATCTTTCTTAAAATTGTTTCTATCTTCTTAGCCTCAGCTCCAGTAGTAGTCTTGATTTGGTCAATCACTATTGAAGTTGGAATTAAATGATAAGTTTCATTAACTTTCACTTCATAGACTTGATCATCAAGGTCTTTTTCAGAGAAAAAGGTTTCAAAAAACGTGGTCATAATTGAGTGTCTGTCTGGTCTATACATACAATAGCACATAATATGAAATTCCGCTCACACCTAGAGGAGCGTATAGCTAGTTCACTTGAAAAACAAAATGTACCATTTCTCTACGAGGCTAAAAAATATAATTATATATTGGAATGTAATTATACTCCAGATTTCTTTATTCACGAGACGATTATTGAAGCGAAAGGCTTCTTCAAACCGTCCAGCCGCAGACTGATGTTAGCGGTAAAGAAACAGCACCCAGAGTTAGATATAAGGTTTATTTTTCAGCGGAACAATACGCTCTCTAAAACTAGCAAAACCACTTATGGAGACTGGGCTACTAAGCACGGTTTCCCTTGGTGTATCTACCCTGATATTCCACCAAAATGGTTAGAAAAACCAACCTCCAATTAATAGCTTCTTTAGATACTTTTGTTTGTGGATTACAGGAAGAAAAAATCCCAAACCAAGAGATCTTAGAAGTTTTAAAGGAGTACACCGAAATCTTTGAGGAGTTCATTTGCTATGAACCCTGAAGAATCCACATTCATACGTCATGAGCCATGCCCAGCATGTAGCAGCTCGGACGCATTCAGCATATACAGCGATGGTCATGGCTATTGCTTTAGCTGCCAACATCGAACACCCCCTGATGGATCTGAACAGACACCATCAAAGGGGGTGGGTTTCTTTGAATACGGCGGGGATTTTACCGCCCTCAAATCACGACGAATAACAGAAGAAACATGTAGGAAATTCAATGTCAGGATCGAAACTTCTAAGCGAGTTTTACGCTTCCCGTACACGGCATCATCCAACAAGGTTAACTCGTATAAAGAAAAGACAGAAGATAAGAAATTTTATTGGAAGGGTAAAAACACTGACACGAGACTCTTTGGACAGAATCTTTTCGGTGGTGGAAAGACTCTGGTAATTACAGAAGGCGAGCTAGATAGCTTGGCAGTCTGGGAAGCCAGGAAAAACTGGCCTGTTATGAGTGTGAGTAATGGAAGTAAGGGAGCATATAAAAACCTCTCAGCTCAACTCCCTCATCTACTCAAATTTGATGAAGTAATTCTCATGTTTGATACAGATGAGGCAGGGAAATCAGCTGCTGAGGAATGCGCCTCTCTATTTCCAGCTGATCAAGTATTCATTGCTGATCTTGGACAATACAAGGATGCAAGTGAAGCTTTACAGGCCAACGATGCTGAGGCTATAAGGCAAGCCATCTGGAATAAAAAGAGCTACTCCCCTAAAGCAATTATTGACGGTAGATCTTTATTTGATCTAGTCAATAAGCCCCTTCATGGTAAGGATGCTGATTGGCCTTTCCCTTCACTTAATAAGGTGACGGGAGGGCTAAGACTCCAAGAATTAGTAACTTGGACCGCTGGATCAGGCGCGGGGAAAAGTACCGCAATAGGTGAAACTTGCCAGTCCCTCGTGGACCAGGGGTTCACTGTTTGCTATATCGCCTTAGAAGAATCAGTCCAAAGACAAGCGCTCAGATTAATGACAGTAAAGGCCAATAAACCTTTACACCTAAACAACGAGATACCAGAGGATGAACTACGGAAAGCTTTTGATGCAAGTGTTGGAAGTGGAAAGGTATATCTCAGAGATGGGTTTGGAAGTGTTGATCCCGATCATCTTCTTAATGACATCCGTTTTGTGGTCAAGAATCATAATGCTCAATTCGTAATTATTGATCATCTTTCAATATTACTGAGCGGAAATGAGAATGATAATGAGCGGATTATGATCGACAAAATAATGACTAGACTCAGAAGTTTTGTTGAGGAAGTTGGATGTGGAATGATTCTTATTTCACATTTAAGGAGGACACAATCCGATAAAGGCCATGAGGAGGGAGCTGCTATTAGCTTAAGTCAATTGAGAGGATCGCATTCAATAGCGACCCTTTCAGATATTTGTGTAGGACTCCAAAGAAACATATCCGCTGGAGACAATATGAGCGAATTAATAGTCATGAAAAATAGATTTAATGGATCTACAGGACCAGCTGGAATACTTAACTATTCAAAAGAAACAGGAAGACTCATTGAAATTACGCAACCCACCCAATCATCACCCGACTCTTATGGAGATTTCTAAAGCTCACAAAGTTGTCTTATTTAAAAAAGATAACTGTGTTCCTTGTGATAACGCTGCTAAGAACTTGGATTCTGTACTTGATGCTTATCAAGAATATGAACCCTATGTAGCAATTTTAAATAAAGATAACCATCCCTCTTTATTAGAAACATACAAGATCGATGTATTCCCAACTGCCTTAGTTATGGATCATGATTCTGTTGAAATAACAAGGGTAATAGGTGGTAAGAATTTATCTCCTAAATGGTGGCAACGAGCGCTAAGAACTATCCACATGCACAGGACAAGTTCATGAAACTAGCGTTTGATATTGAGACTGATGGCTTATTACGAGACTTCACTCAAATCCATTGCTTAGTTACTAAAGATCTAGAAACAGGCCAAGTTACTAGATATGACGATACAGGTAAATATGAAACCATAATTACAGGAGTTCAAACGCTATTAGTTTCTGATGAATTATGGGGTCACAATATAATCTCTTATGATTTTGAAATTCTTAAAAGTCTTTTTAATTTTTTCAATTTTAAAGGGAAAGTATATGACACATTAATCCTTTCAAGGATGTTCTTCACTGACATGCTTGATAGAGATTTCAGGAATAAGCCCCCTAATATGCCAGCCCAGTTATATGGGAGGCACAGTCTCAAAAGTTGGGGCTATAGATTAGGAGTTCTTAAGTCGGAATATGGAGACCAGCTGGAGGGTGATTGGTCAACCTACACCCCTGAGATGCTTGAGTATTGCGTTCAAGATGTAGAAGTATCTGATGCATTACATCAGTTATTTGTTTCAAAGCTGGATAAATACGAGACCTCTATAAATACGGAACATGAGCTAGCCAAGATCATGTCCTGGCAAGAACGAGGAGGATTCCCTTTTGATATCAATAAAGCTCATAAGCTAGAAGGAAAACTTAGACAAGAACTTGAACAGCTCTCAGACGAGATGCGCTCTACATTTTTATTTGTAGATGGAGGTGAGTTCACTCCCAAACGCCCTAACAAAACAAAAGGGTATGTAGAGGGAGCAACTTTTAACCGCCTCAAAGAGTTCAATCCAACTAGTAGACATCATATAGCGTTCGCATTTCAAACCTTTAGAGGTTGGGAACCTATAGAGAAAACAGATACAGGTAAACCAAAGATTGATGAGAAAGTATTAATGGAAATTGATACTAAGGAGTCAAGGAAGTTTGCCCGTATCTTGGAATTACAAAAACACCTAGGACAACTTAGTGAGGGTCAGAATGCTTGGCTTAAACGAGTAGAGAAAGATGGTCGTATTCGTCACTCTTGTATATTAAATACCAACACAGGGCGAAATTGCCATATGCGTCCAAATTTGGGGCAAGTTGGACAAGCTAAAGAATATCGAGAGTTATTTTATCCTGGTACAGATTATGTTCAATTAGGTGCTGACGCTTCATCTTTGGAACTGAGATGTTTAGGACATTACTTAACAAGATATGATGGAGGATCATTCTCTAAAGAAGTTGTTGAAGGTGATATTCACAGTACTTTAAGTAACATTTATTTTGGTAAAAAAGATCATGAATCGCGTAAGAAATCTAAGTCTTGTTCTTATTGCCTTATCTACGGTGGGGGTGATACTCGGTTGGGACTCACTAGTGGAGCGAGCAAAGCAGAGGCTAGTAAAAGAGGCGCTGAAATCCGCGACAAAATCCTTACCAATCTCAGAGGATTCAAAGAGCTTAATGAAGCGCTTGCCGAAAGGGCTAAACACGGGGTCATCACTGCCATTGATGGGAGGCCAATAAGACTATTAGGTAAGAAACATGCAGCCTTAAATTATCTCTTACAGAGTTGTGGTTCTGTAATCTGCAAAATGTGGGTTATAAGAGCCAATGTATTACTTAAGGAAGCAAATATCATTTATCAACCTCTAGCATTCATCCATGATGAGATGCAATTAGCAGTCAAAGAAGACCAAGTAAAGGACGCGGAGTTCTTAATAAAAGCAGCAATGAAAGATGTTCAAACAACTTTGCATTTTAGATGCGAACTGGATAGCGAAACTAAAGTCGGATCGAACTGGTCAGAAACACACTAAACAATGTAGGAAGTGTGGAAAGGTAAAAGTAGAAACTGACTTTCCATACTTCTCTACTTCTACAGCTGGTAGAAAAAATACATGTAAACAATGCTCAAACGAGTTAGCACAAGTAAGAGCAAAACTAAGAAAACAAAATCCACCACCTCCAGCTGGAGAATGTCCCTCTTGTGGAAGATATACAGAATCCTGGGTATTAGATCATTGTCATACCGATGACACATTCAGGGGATATATATGTAATTCGTGCAATTTGGGATTTGGAAAATTCAATGATGATCCAGACATTTTAAAACGCTCAATCGATTACCTAATCAATTCCACTAGGCCAGATGAAACCACCAAAAATACTTCTTGATGCTGATTATTTTTTGTATCGTGCCGCCACTGCGAGCGAGCAAGAGCATGAATACAGTCAAGATTTAACTGTTATAGTTGGTAACTTTTCAGCAGCAAAAAAGATAGTCAAAAATGAAATCTCTCAATTATTTGAGAGGTACGAAACACGAGACATCTTATTAGCGCTGACTGATCAAACCAACTTTCGCAAAACCATAGATCCCACATACAAGGGGAACAGAACCAAAAGAAAGCCAGCGGGCTATTTAAAACTAAAGAATTGGGCAATGGCTTCATATCCATCGCTCATGAAACCAGGACTAGAAGCTGATGATGTTTGCTCAATCGTTGCGACGAATGGGAGCCTCACAAACTTTGTCTTAGTTAGTCCTGATAAAGATATGGAACAAGTCCCATGTAGGTTATATAACCTCAAAGAAGAGTGGACTCAAACAAAAGAAGCTGCTTACAAGAAATTGTTTCAGCAGTGCCTTGAGGGAGACAGTACAGACGGCTACAAAGGAGCGGTGTCAATCGGACCAAAGAAAGCCCTCAAAATATTAGATGAAGTAAAGGATGAAAACTATTGGCCCGTAGTCGTTAAAACATACCTCGAAGTTGGACAGACAGAAGAGGATGCTTTAAGGAACTTAAGGCTAGCAAAGATTCTCCAGGCCGAGGACTGGGACGCAAAGAATCAAAAGCCAATACTAATAACACCTAAATGAAACTCACCAATAGAGAGCTAGTGTTTATCAGGAATAATTTATTAGCTGTAAGAGCTTATAGAGATACTGAAGTAAACCTTGACGGCAATCCGTGGGAACCCTGGATGGAGGGGTTTTTCCAAAAGATCACTGATGAACTCACATTAAATGACTAAAGCAGATCCTAACCATTACCAAAGAGGTCGAATAGAAGTCTGGGATTTTATCTCAGATCAGCATCTAGATTACTTTTTAGGTAACGCTATTAAATACATTTGTAGAGCTGGATTTAAAGATGGCGAATCAAGAGTAGATGACCTTACAAAAGCCAGAGTTTATATCTCCAAAGCACTAGAACTAAAACCTCAACTTCCCCTTTACCATGACCAAAGTTCCTGATTTATTAGGTCAAGCGCTCCAATTCCGAGTAGCTAATGATCAACCAATAGGCCAATTTACTGGACCTAATATGTATCTCCAAAGAAAGTTAATTTCTGAGGAATATAATGAATTTCTTGATGCTCATACCAAGTGTGCGTTATATCCCAACACTCCAAGATACCGAGAGGATTTATTAAAGGAGTTAGCTGATTTAGTCTATGTTGTTTTTCAATATGCTGTAACAGCTGGGTTTGAATTAGATGAGGCTCTAGACAGAGTACATAATTCTAATATGAGTAAATTAGTTAATGGTAAACCTGTAAAAGATAAAACTGGAAAGGTTATGAAAGGTCCAAATTATAAACCACCATACTTAGAGGATATTGTTTAATAATGTCTAACTTAATAGCAAGAACAGGGCGCGTTCAGAGCTGGATAGATAACCCTGAGTCGCGTCTTCCAGTCAGTTGTACTGTATTTAATGTTGAGGATAGTTTTTCAGGCTCTCAGGGGATTGACGCTTCTCTTAAGTTTGTATCTCATGCATTACGTTTCGGTGCTGGGTGTGCAATACATCTATCAGATTTAAGGCCAAAAGGTACAGAGAATGGAAAAGGATTAACAGCTAGCGGTCCTGTATCCTTTGCTAAAATTTATTCTACTTTGAATGAAGTAATCAGGAGAGGTGGGGTATACAAGAACGGCGCAATTTGCCTTCATATGGCGCTTTCCCATGCTGATATTAATGAATTTATAACAGCTCCTAGATCAGATCTACCCTGGGCTAAAAGATGTGTAGATATCAATCATGAGTTATGGGATAAAGCTTCAACAGAAACTAAAACTTTATTACTTAGAGGTATCCATAGTGGTGATATCTGGTTAAACAAGATACGTTATGATCGTAGTGGTAAACAGATTTTTGGTAATGTATGCCTTGAGATATATATTAAATCGAGAGGCACTTGTTTATTGGAACATTTGAATTTAGGAGCTTGTACTATAGGTGATATTCCTAAAGCTTTTGTTGAAGGAATGACTGAATTATGTGAGCTACATAGAACTACAGGAGTAGGAGATTCTGGAGAGTATCTAACACCTGAAGAGGATAGACAAGTAGGTTTAGGGATTTTAGGTTTAGCTAATTGCCTTGCATATCACAAGGTAACATATGAGGAATTTGGTTTAGCCTTACGAGACCTAAATAACGGAATGGTAGTTTCACAAACCACCGCTGGGTTATTAGCACGAGCTTTTGATGTTGGTATTCATAAGGCTAGCGTAATTGCTAGAACTCATGGTATGCAGAGAGCGTTTACTATAGCTCCTACAGCATCATGTAGCTATAACTATAAAGACCTTAAAGGTTATACAACGACCCCTGAAATTGCCCCTCCAATTTATTCCAAAGTTGATAGAGACTCTGGAACTTTTGGAGTTACATCTTATGATTATGGCGATGTAGAAATAGCCTCAGAAGTTGGCTGGGATACTTATAAATTAGTAGCTGATGAGTTAATGCGTTTGTATAACAACAGCGGATTAATGCACGGGTATAGTTTTAATACTTGGTCAGATGTAGTTACATACGATGAGGCATTTATAGAAGACTGGCTTAAGAGTCCACAAACTTCAATGTATTACGCATTGCAAGTACAACCTGAAACACAAAGAAAAGACGATGCCTCAGCCGTATTAGATGAGGATTATAAAGACATCTTCAATTTAGAAGAGCCACAGTTTTGCGCTGGATGCGCTGAATAAATAATGTCAAGCTATTTAAAACTTATAGAACGTAAAAGAAAATGGACTCCAGTAGCCTGCGATAGAGGTGAATTTAGAGCTGGAAGTGAAGATAGTATGTATAGGGCATTAGCTCTTAGGTGTTTAGAGTTACCAGTTAAAGAACTACTTCAACAAGGATTAGAAAAAGATTTACCAGATAAGCATGGAGTAATGGAGGCTTTAATCTCCAATCAAAAAGATGAAGACAAGCATGATATGGGGTTTCAGTTTGTTGTTGATGCTCATGGCACTAACGATAAGTATGAAAGAGAAGCCCAGAATATACTTAAAGTCTGGATGGAATCTCCAGAGCATCCCATTCTCAAAGCCGCAATATTAGAGAGGAGTGTATTCTTTGTACTGCTACCTTACTATAGGTTTAATGGAGACATAGGCTTAAGAACTTTAAGTCAAGATGTGTCAAGGGATGAGGTCTGTCATGTCGGGATTCATGGGATGGTTGCTCATGACTTAGGTTTAAAGCAGCCTGAACATTTAAACAAAATAAGAAAAGCCACTGTTGCCTGGGTTATGGATGGTCTAGGAACTAACAACAATAAATATATAGATAAAGACTTTTGGTTAAATCAATCTGACTCTCTCTACCACAGAGGTAAAGCAGAGGGTCTCCAAGATACCCAAAGAAGTCGAATGCCATCTTTCTTTGAAACCTCAAACGTAAACTTACCCTCATATGGATGAATTAAAATACGAGGATATTTTTGAAAATAATCACTATCAAATTAAAAAGTTGATGGAGGATTTAGACGAGACTTTCCCACCGTTTTACCCATTACCTACCAATAGTATGAATGATATTATGTTCCGTTCTGGACAGAGATCAGTCATTGATTATTTGAAAGAAAAATTAGAGCCTTAAAAACATGTGTATGCCTAAACCGCCAAAACCACCAGTACTAAAACAGCCTCAAGCAATACCAACCCCTCAAAGATTACCTACTCAAGCTCCACCACCACCACCTCCAGCAATGGCTATACCTCAAGCCCCTCCAACTCCACCACCTATGAGTGTTGCCCCTGGTCCTGAAATTGATCTTAAGCAAACACCTCCCCCAGTTTTAACGACTACAAGTACTGAAGAACCAAATCTTAAGAAGAGGAGAACTAGGAGGCAAGAGTTACAGCAAGCAAGTAAAGGTACTAGCGCGTTAAGAATTGAGAGGAGTAAATCTATTGGTACTAATACGGGTGGAACAGGAAGCACTGGATTAAATATTCCTAAATAATAAAAATGAAAGAATTAGCTCAAGCCCGATATCAGTATTTAGTTACTGATAGGCAACCTTTCTTAGATGCTGCTAGGGAATGCTCAGCATTGACGATACCTTATCTTCTACCAGAGGATGATTTAGCGTCAGGTGGAGCGCTCCCAGTTCCGTGGCAGTCGCAGGGTAGTAGAGGTGTAAATGTGCTAAGTGCAAAATTAATGCTTAGCCTCTTTCCTATAAATACAAGTTTTTTTAAGCTCCAAATAAACGACGCTGAGATAGCAGCTATACCAAATGTAGATGCTCAAGTTCGTTCAGAGATAGACCTTTCTCTGTCAAAAATGGAGAAGATGATTATGCAACAGATCGCTGAATCTAGTGATCGCGTAATCCTTCATGGGGCTATGAAGCATTTGATAGTGACAGGAAATGTACTGTTATTTGCTGGAAAGAAAAACCTCAAACTATTTCCAATGGATCGCTATGTAATTAATCGCGATGGAGATGGGACATGTATCGAGATCATTACTAAGGAGAGTATTCATAGATCACTCCTACCTACAGAATTTCAAAAACCATTAACCAGTAGTGAAGATTCTAATTCCCCTGGAGAAGATGGTCCTAAGTTTGGAGTAGTAGGAGGATCAGCAAAGAAAGATGATGCTACTGTTTATACATGGGCCAAGCTAGATAATGGTCAATGGAAATGGCATCAAGAAATAGATCAAAAGATCGTCAACGGATCACATTCAAGCACCCCTAAAAAAATCAGTCCCTGGCTCCCATTAATGTGGAATGTCTGCGACGGTGAAGCGTGGGGTCGTTCAAGATGTGAGGAGTTTATAGGCGACTTAAAATCACTAGATGGTCTAATGCAAAGTCTAGTGGAAGGCTCGGCTTCAGCCGCGAAAGTCGTTTTTATGGTGAGCCCTAGCGCTACCACTAAGGCGCAAAGTTTAGCCCGTGCATCGAACGGTCAAGTCATACAAGGACGGGCTGATGATGTATCGGTTGTAAACGTCGGTAAGACTGCTGACTTTAGAACAGCTAGCGAAATGATAGCGAGCCTAACGTCTAGACTATCTGATGCTTTCCTTATCCTTAATCCGAGGCAATCAGAACGCACAACCGCAACTGAAATATCTGCATTAATTCAGGAATTAAACGAGCAACTAGGAGGCATATTTGGAAACCTCACTATCTCCTTATTAACTCCTTATTTACATAGGAAGCTTTATCTACTCTCCAGAAATAAATCTATCCCTAGCCTACCTAAAGGTTTAGTTATGCCTACTATTGTAGCTGGCTTAAATTCTGTAGGTAGAGGTCAAGACAAACAATCTCTCATGGAGTTTGTAACTACCATTGCACAGACAATGGGGCCAGAGGCTTTAGCAACTTATATAAATCCTCCAGAGTTCTTAAAACGTCTAGCCGCTGCATCAGGAATAGAAACTTTAGGATTAATCAAAGATCCAGAACAGATACAAGCAGAAAGAGAGGAAGCTCAACAACAAGCTCAACAACAAGAGCTATTAAAGCAAGCTGGACAATTATCCAAGTCACCAATAGCAGAACAGTTTATCAATGGACAATCTCAACCAACCGACCAAGAAACCCAGGAAGCGCCGCCAACGGAATCCTGATGGCACGTTTAAAAGTAAGAACGAAATCAAACCTGTAGATGCTGAGTTATTAGATAAACCAGCTGGTAAGTATTCGATTACTAAAAAAGTTAAAGGCACTACTGAAGCTCAGAAAGGCGCTGGTAAATATGCAAACAATAAAACAGAACCAGTAAGACCCGACTTCAAAGGAATTAAGACTATTTATCACTAATGGCAACTACCACATTTGACCCAACCTCAGACCAACCCTCAGCAGAACAACAGGAAGCTGAGGCGGCTGCCTTAGCTCAAGGCGAAAAGATAGCTCAAGCTCAAGAGGAAGATAAGCAAAGAGCATTTGAACAAAACCAAAGTGAAGCTGAAAGTGTAGAGCTAATTGGTGGAAAATTTAAAAACCAAGAGGAATTACTAAAGGCTTATCAAGAGCTAGAGAAATCTAGATCTAAAGAAAATCCTGAAGAGGAAGAAGCTCCTAACGAGACCACTGAGGAAACTGAAGAAAAAACTGAAGAGCCTCCTAATGAAACTGTTGAGTACATGGGGAGGTTAAGTCAAGAATTTGAAGAGCAAGGACAATTATCTGAAGAGGCTATAGATAGTCTTAGTAAGATGGACTCCAAAGATCTCATTAAAAATTATCTTGAATACTACGGAAAGGCTCAAACAAAACAACAGCAACAGACAGTACAAGCTACTGAGTTAGAAGCTATAAAAGATAGTGTTGGAGGTTCTGATAAATATTCAGAGATGACCTCTTGGGCCGCTGAGAATTTAACTGCTACTGAGATAAATGATTTTAATACTGTTACCAATAGTGGCTCTGTTGCTGCTATTAAATTTGCAGTAGAAGCTTTAAATACTAGGTATGTAAATGCTGAGGGATATGAAGCTCCTATGGTTACTGGCAATAAGCCAACATCATCCGCAAAACCATATAGAAGTAATGCTGAACTATCGAGAGATATAGCTAATCCTTTATATAACACTGATCCAGCCTTTAGGCGGGATGTAGAACAACGACTAGCACAAAGTACAGATCTTCTTTAAAACAATGGCAAAAGGAAAAGGAAAAGGCGCAGATACAGCAGCATTTAATAGCTGCTTTAAAAATGGAAAACCTTACCCAGGACATAACCCTCAAAAAGGTGTAGGTAAAGAGTACAAACCTTAAATATAAATATGGCGACCTGACCGATCATCCTCGCCTACATTTTTTATTTATTCAAACAAATGCGTGACAACGTATATGCAAAAGAAGTAGCAGCTGCTGAGCCTATTTCTGAAACATACCTAGAGGGAGCTGAAAGAACTAATGGTCAGCTTGCAATGATTGGAGTTATTGCAGCTCTTGGAGCTTATTTAACAACTGGTCAAATCATACCAGGTATTTTTTAAAAATGAAAAAACTTTCAATAGCTTTAATAGCTTCTTTATTTTCATCTCCAGCATTCGCTGGTCTTTATGTGAATGTAGAATCTAATGCTAATTACACTGGCTCAGATTACACATCTAGAGCAACTGACCTACATGTAGGTTATGAGAATAATCTCGGAGATTTGGGTTTCTATGCTCAAGGCGGTAAAACAATTAATGCTGCTGATGGGCTTGATTCTGAGTCTAATTTCTCTGGTAAGTTTGGTGGCTCTATCGCTGCTACAGATAAACTTGGTGTCTATGGTGAGTTCTCTTTCTCTCAAGTTAAGGAAGATGATAATAACTATGGATCAAAACTAGGACTAAAATATTCTTTTTAAATAAATGACAGTATCAACCCTTAAACAACAATCTAATTGGAATAGCTTTTGTGACTGGGTAACATCTACTGATAATCGTATCTATGTTGGCTGGTTTGGGGTTCTTATGATCCCCTGCCTCCTGGCAGCGACAACCTGTTTTATTATTGCTTTTATAGCAGCTCCCCCAGTGGACATAGACGGTATCAGAGAACCAGTAGCAGGCTCACTGATCTATGGAAACAACATCATCTCAGGGGCAGTCGTCCCTAGCTCAAACGCAATCGGACTCCACTTCTACCCAATCTGGGAGGCTGCCACACTCGACGAGTGGCTTTATAACGGAGGGCCGTATCAACTGGTCGTATTTCACTTCCTCATCGGTATCTCTGGGTATCTGGGAAGACAGTGGGAGCTATCGTATCGACTCGGAATGAGGCCGTGGATATGTGTAGCTTATTCCGCTCCTGTAGCGGCTGCCTTTGCAGTATTCCTTGTTTACCCATTCGGTCAGGGGAGTTTCTCTGATGGTATGCCTCTTGGTATTTCTGGCACTTTCAATTTCATGTTCGTTTTCCAGGCCGAACACAATATCCTTATGCATCCGTTCCATATGCTCGGTGTTGCAGGGGTATTCGGTGGAGCTTTATTCGCTGCTATGCATGGAAGTTTGGTTACGTCTTCGCTCGTTAGGGAGACTAC